GCTGAGTTATCAACACTCTTATTCACCACGGTTCCTAGAGTCAATACTGGACGAGTTGCCTCATCATAGGTAGTCTGCTCCGTCCAACCAGCATGAGCACCATTCATAGTATCGCCAACAGCAAAGGTAGGAGTAGCACCAACTACACCAACATACCATGCAGCGGTGTAAGCGGCTCCTTTCAAATGCTTGTCCAAAGAATCATTCAAACCAACATCAACAACGAGATTGTCAAATTCCTCAGTCCACAAGACTTTCCCATCGCGAATAGCTTCAACAACATAATGATTCTTAAGAAATTTGTCAATACTTTGAGGAGCCGGATTAGCAATAATGCCGGCAATTACATTAATATCATTCGACCGATCTTGCTGATTCATTTTTAGATTCTCCTAATTAGATTTATTTAGAATTTGTAATTCTTTGTATGCTTCTACAAATACATCAGAAGTTATTTCCTTACTTGCCACAGTCGTTAACGATTTCGCTTGATCAAATATTATAAGTGGTTTATCTGACATTCCTTTATAGATATCATTATCATCATATATGGAATTAAAACCCTTTTTAGATAAACGAGTAAAATATGCTTTTCTGATGTCTGGAGATAATGGGAGAAATGATGCGAAATCTTGAAATGCTTTTTCTTTATCTTTTGGATCTTTACTATTTAATAAATCTCTATATTCTTGAGCGCTCTTAGAAGATCTATTAAATCCAAAAGCCTTTGCAAACGATAAAAATATACTTGCTTTGACTTTATTCTCTCCCATAGTTTTTACAATATCTGGATCATCCTTATACATTTTTACAACTTCTTCAATTCTTCTTGCTTTTGTTGGAGAAACCAGATCTACCGCAGTTTTAAATGTGTGATCAAATACTTTATTTACATTATGAATTTCTGCTATTTGTTGACTAAGAGCTTCTTGATATCTAAGTACGTCTTTTCTTGTGAAAGAAACATATAAATGACGTCCATTTTCAAGAGTAATATTATTCGTAGACATCACACTATGAACTTCTTGACCCTTTTTGAGAACGATTTCTCCGCCTTCTTCTCTTAGTCTCCTGACTCCCCATTTCATACCTTTAACGCCAATATGGGTTAAATATTTGCCTCTAATATTGATCATCTCATCATACTCCTCCTATTCAAAAGCTTCCTTATCTGCTTTATAATTTTATTCGTGCCTCTATTTTTAGGGTTTTACTTGGATCAAAAATAATAAGTGGTTCTTTTGAAAGCCCACTATGCATATCAAAATCATCATACATTGCCGTGAAACCCTTTTTAGAGAGTCTATCGAAATATTTTTTTCTAGTTTTAGGAGCCCAAACTAAAAATTGAGCAAAATCCTCAAAAGCTTTTTGATGATCTTTGGGATTATTACTTCCTATTAATTCTTTGTATTTCATTGCAGCTTTAGAAGCCTGAGCCTCTTTTGTATGACCAAACAAAAGTCTTCCCATTGCTAATCCAAAACTAGCAGATACTTTATTATCACCCATCTCTTTAATAAGATCTTTTGCTTTTCTATCTTTGTACATATCAATAAATTCTTCAATCTTTTTCTGTTTCGATGGGGTTATAATATCTTTTACAGTTTTCAAATCGTATTCAAAAGTTTCTTTAGCATTACGCGTCACCTCTATAAACATCTTATACTCAGTTCTATAAACTTCGGCATCTTTCTCCGTATAACTGACATATAAGCCACCAGCTTTTAGAGCTAGTTTTGGATTTAAAGTAACATGATGAACTGTTTCACCTTTTCCTAAAACAAGTAAATCGCCACTCTGACGATGGACACTTAAATCACTAACTTGACTACGATTTTTTCTTACACCCCATTTCATTCCAATGACACCGACATGAAATAAATATCCATTATTGTTCTTATTGATCATTTCATATACCCCTCCTATTCGAAGGCTTCTTTATTTGCTTTGTAAGCTATGTACGCATCCATCATAGCTGAAACTGGATCAATTTTTTGCTCGTACCGCTTCTTTAAAAGTTTTCTATTACCGTTAGTGTCTTCCAGCGTAATAGCATTTCCCATCGCAAAAGTCATAAGTTCTTGATCAAAAATAAGCATTCGCTCTTCGGAGAGAGTTTTTAATTCACCAAGTGGAACAGATTCTGTCTTTGCACCTTGAATAACTTTCTCTATTCCATAGGAACCATTCTCCCTTTCCCATCTCTCAATGAATTCTTTTGCGTTATAAGGATCGAATCCTACACATCGAACATCATAACTCGAATCTGTTATAAAATTATCTAGATCATCATAAACCTCCATCATATCTAGAACTATGCATTCGAGAACTTGAAGACTAGTTTCTTCAAGAAATTGCTCGTATTTAATCCTCATAGCACCTGGTAATTTCTTTAAAGTTAAAGAACTAATATAGCAACGAGTCTTAATTCCAAAAGATCCATTTGATAATGGGAATAGAAATAAGAAAGCACAAAAATCATCTCCTTGCGAAAGATCAAATCCCATAGCGCATGGTAATGACCAAAAATCTCTATGCCTATGTGATAATGTCTCTTCATAAGTAAAGAAGTATGTATAACCTTCCATTGGAATTCCAAATCGTTTTGCAAGGATATCATTTCTTGTAGAAGGTACTTTTTCAGCCCTTTCAACATCTAATTGATACGTTTCATATGTAACTGTTCTTCCAAGATTAGGATTAGCTTTTAACCACATTCTTGGATCGTTTACTTCCTGAAGATCATCGAGTTTATAATACCAAATAGAAACATGGGGATTAATGTACTCACCCTTAAGTATGTCCAACAATTCCATTTTGATAGTATCACCACTACTATTACGAATGGTTCCTTCTGAACTCATTGCAACGATTAAATAATTATCAAGTTTTGAAGCACCCTGCTCGATGGCCCCAACAACATCTTCACGAATATCGCCAGATAGCCATTCGTCAATTGTAGCAATCATAGGACGTAATCCTTGAAGTTTATCAATTGACATTGGACGTACCTCAAGTAAGGAACCAGTAAGAAAATTTTCAATCCCTTTTTTTGTAGATGCCAATTTTTGGCGATTTGCACGGGAACCAGTTGTATTCTGTAAAGATCCTTCTGTCAGGAATTGAAAGAGTGGACCCCTCGATCTAGTAATTGAGGTTCGTATTGGGGACATAACTTCTTCGGCTTGTTTCATTGTCGGAGCTGTAGTAATTTGATGAGTTGTTGCTGTATCGACATTTATAAAATAATTATGTATACAAGAAGCATACATTGATTTAGCAGCACCACGAGCAACAATCAAATACTGTTTATTAATCAGACGCTTTTTAATTCGTTTGCGTACGTATTTTCCGCCGCGATTGTTAGGCGTTGGTATATAAACACTTCGTTCAACAAAGTAATACCATCCAAAAATTTGTTCTGACCACAATTTAAAAGTATCAAGTAAAGTTAAATTACTACCATCAGTGAGGGTGAGTTCAGATTCGCAAAAGCGAATAAAACCTTCTACAGCTTGATCATCATAGAAAATCCCTGGATTTTCAATAAGTTGATCTATCCTATTCATCTCCATAGAAATTTCTTTACATACAGGAATTTCTCCTCGTATTACTTTTTCACGAAATTCTCCATAGTAAATAGGAACTGCTGTATTTGATAGAGCCATAATTAATTAACCTAAGATTCTGCAAGAACTTCTACAAGTTTAAATGCTCCGTAAGTAGCAAGAGCCACTGTAGTAACATGCCGAATCGCTTTCATTTTATCCATTCTTTTTAAATCTGATATTCTAGTTAATCCAATTTCTTCTCCAAGAAACTTATCAATTTTATCTTTAGCTTTTGTCATGTTTCTCTTGCCAAAAAGCTTATTAACTTTTCTTCCATCCATGTTTGTAGTAAGTGATTTAGCTTGAAAAGTTCTTTTACTTCCACCACTTCCTCCACTACGATGGCCCCAACGCATACCAAGAACGCCAATATGCTTTAGATCGTTAGCCATTTTATTCTCCTTAAGATTTCTTCAACAAAGATTCATTTAAAGTTTTTCCAAATTTAGAAGCCGCTGCTTTAAGATATCTAATCGCTTTCTCTTTTGGCATTTTCTTTAAACCGGATACTTTTTCTAAACCAATGGTTCCGGCAAGGATCTTATCCAATTTACGCTTACCAATTTCAAGCTTTTTAGAAAGACGTTTATCAGTAGGTTTATCTTCTGCCTTCTTATCTTTTGGTTTTCTTTTCTCAGATGAAAGCTTAGGATTTTTACCATCAGTACGACCCCATGTCATTCCAAGAACGCCAATATGTTTTAAACCATTAGTCATATTATTCTCCTCAAGGATTTTTCTTTAGAAATTCGTTTAAATATTTACCTGCTGCTATCGTGCCACCATGAACAGCATCTTTATAACTCTTTTCTAAATTTATCCGTTTCATCAAAGATTCAACTTTAGAATCATCCATCTTACCAACTTCCATGAAATGT